CGAAAAAAATTAATTAGTTTAAGAGGAGATACTCCAAGAAGTGTTATTGCTTGCTTATTAGGAATAACTCCTCAGATGATAGGAGCAATTGAGAGAGGGACAAGAAATCCTTCACTGGCTTTAGCTAAAAAGATTGCTAATCTTTATAATGTTACAGTTGATGAAATACTTAGTTGTTTGGAAGAATCATCTACTGAAAATATTTAGAGGATATAGAGGAGGTGTAAAATGTCATCTAAACAAGTAGATTTAGTAAAGCGTGAAGCTAGAAGACAAGCATTAGCTAAGATGGGCATACATACAGAAGAACAATTCAGACACGCTGTTCAAGAAGCTAGGGCACAAGGGCTTTTTAATATTGGATTTCTTACAGCGGCAGCACGTAAGGATGAGTGTGTATCAGATAAGTCTTATTGATACATAATGTTATAACTTATAGCAAATAAGTGGGTTGCAACCACAAGAGCAGATGAGATAGATGCTCTATGAAAAAAAGTGTTAAGCATATTATACACAATCAAAGAAATCTGGGGAGTACTAAAACCTAGACAAATAAAGTACATATGTGCAGGTTATTGCACAAGGAGGAATTAAGATGAAACAAAATGCATTTAGAACAAGATTGTATGAAGCACGCAAAGCTAAAAAATTATCTCAGTTAGATGTTGCGCTTGAACTTGGTGTTAATAGAGCAAGGATAAGCGATTGGGAACTTGGTAAAGAGGATTTACGAGTAGAAACTGTTGTTGCTCTTTCAAGAATTTATGAAGATCCAGAAGTGTATACACTGTATATGTCAGAAGAACATGGAGCAGATGACTTAGTGCCTTCGGCAAACTGGTGTAAGCACAGCGGGCAGGATTTACGGCTAGTTGCATTAGAGATCCAAAATGAATATAACGATGTATCAGAAGAAATCCCAAGGCTAATGAAAATACTTAGAGATGGGGTGATAGATGATACAGAAAGAACAGATTATAAGAATTTTATACAACAGTCAAAAGAGTTAGTGGCGGTGTTGTTCCCGCTGATACTTAGAGAAGAAATGCAAAAGAAAAAAGCCCTTCAATGCGGGAACATTGAAAAGGCTTATATCTAAAAAATACATGTGTGACTTAAGTATAGCACGGTTTGATACTTAAGTCAAAGGGAGAATGAAAAGTGAATAGTAAAACAAACGCAATTGTTAATTTTATTGCTGAGGAATTCAGCAGCTTTATATACATTTTAAGTGTTGTATCAGGAGCGTTATTAGGTGGCGCATTGGTAGCAAGTATACCACTTTGTGCAATTCTAGTAGGCTTTTACAACTTATAGATAAAAGGGGGATAAGCTTTGAACTTACATGATCAAGCAGTAAAAATAGCCAATCACAAGATTGCATCAAATCCTAAAGTGTACAGTGCTTATACAGACTCGGTGCTCTATGAAATGCTTGTGGAGGAATGTGAGGCACAGTTAAATTTCTCAACGGCAACATTTCAAATTCATGCATTAAGGGAGATGGCTTATGAGCAAGGTGCTATTTAACAGAAAACCTATAACTATTGACATTGATTTTGCAACAGCAGTAGGCCTTAATGAGGCAATTGTACTACAGCAAATTCATTATTGGATAGTAAAGAACAAAGAAGAAGGTAGGAACTTAAAAGAGGGTAGATTCTGGACATATAACTCCATTGAAGAATGGCATAAAAAAATTCCTTTTCTAAAGAAAGATGCGGTAAGAAAATCTTTAGAAAAGTTAAGGAAGCTGGAGATTTTATTAGTTGGTAATTACAACAAATCAAGAGTAGACAGGACATTATGGTACACCATTAACTATGAGAAGTTAGATGAATTTATGCAAGTGGTAGAAGCCCAATCCATAAAAGAACTTATTTCAAAAGATGATGGTGAACCACAAATGCAAAGTGGAGATAACACAAATGCATTTGTGAAAAATCACAAATGCAAAGACGAGAAAAACGCAAATGCAAATGTGGAAAATCACACACCAATACCAAATATATATACCAATAAGTATTTAGGTATGTATGTAGATCCCTTTGAGTGCTACGAACAAAACTTTTGCAAATTGATACCAGCACATGTTCGCAATATGATTATTAGTTTTATAGAAGATGGCATTAGTCAAGAACTTATATGCTATATCATTTGTGAAACTGTCTCTAAACAAAAGACATGGAATTATGCAGCAGGGATACTGAATGATTGCGTATCAAATATGTGCTACACCGTAGACCAGTTTAAAATTAAGAATCTAGAATTTAGAGCATCTCTAAAAGGGGGAAAGAAAAATGCAAGCAATGACAGCAGACCTTCTAGAAAATCCATTAGTACAGAGAGTATTAAGGGCCAAGATGAAAACACAGCAGCACAGACAATCCTTGAAGAAAGAGGATGCACAGCAGAAGAACTTAAGGCTAGAGCGAGCAGGCATACCAATTTCTAAGTGCCCATATGGGGTATGTGATGGGAATGGTGTCATCTTAAATAGTGCCAACGAAAATGAGTCTGCAAGCATCTGTAAATGTGTACAGGATAGAGTAAATAAGGCACGATACATTAATGCTAATATACCCGAACGCTTTAAAATGTTTACGGTAAATTCTTTTGATTGCAGCTTGTATGACAAAAAAAATGATGCAATCTTAGCCTGCAATGCTAAAGAGGCAGCTATAGCTTACCTCACTCATTTTGAAGAGAATGCTGAGCGAGGAGAAGGTTTATATCTACATAGCCACACCAAAGGAAGTGGCAAAACAAGATTAGCAATAAGTATTGGAAATGCCATTATGGCGTCATATGGCAAGGATGTGAAATTTGTAAGATGCCTCGATTTATTAAGTAAGGTTAAAGAAAGCTACAGAGAGGATTCGGAGTATAGTGAGTATCAAATACTAGAGGAAATATGCAATATCCCCGTACTTATCTTAGATGAAATTGGGGTAGGTAACGCAAGCGATTCAGATAATAAGATACTTACTCGAATTATAGAAAATAGAGGCACCAATAAAAAAATAACAATCCTAACATCGAATTGCGATATAGATGAGTTGCCATACGATGAAAGGGTCATAAGCAAACTTAAAGAGCAGGCAAGAAGAATTAAGATGCCAGAAGAAAGCGTGAGAGATAAGGTAGCTGAACAAAGAGACCGAGACTTTGGCAAACAAGTATCATTATTGGAGTGATTAACATGGACTTAACATTAGGATGCAAGGAACAAGTAGGAGCACGAACGATTTATTATTTAATGAATGGGCATAAGCTTACAAAAGATGAATGGACAAGCTTAGTTGAGAACCATATCAAAAAAACATCAAATAGAGAAGCTTATGAAAAAATTAAATCGACCGTAAAGCTTTGGAATAAGCATGACTCCATTGAAGAAGTGGCAATGCATGTCTATGCATCTAAGTATTGCACAAACCTTCAGGTGGAAAAGAGAGAAAGGGCTGTTAAACCAATAAAAGCAGAGAAGGAAACAGGTTATAAACAGCTCACAATTTGTTAGGAGATAATCTATGAGAACTACATATAGCACAGAACCAATTAGGGTAAAACAAATTGACACCGAAACTGGAGAAGTAATAGAAATTTATCCAAGTATTGTATCGGCAGCCCGCGACAACTTTATTGCGGCTAAGACAGTAAGGAGAGCTTTAAAGGGTAATGGATATGTACCTACAAAGCAATTAAAATTCGAACTAGCATAAGAGGAGAAAGCAGATGGCTATTATAAATTGCAACAGCAACCAGTGCAAATGGTGCACTAATGGAGAATGTACCTTACAAGGGATAAAGGTTATTAATGGCTTATGCCAAGAGTTAGTTAAAGAACAGTCTGTATAGACTAAAGGAATGGTCAAAACAGACTAACGAAGAGGGAGGCATAAATGGACAAGCGTTATTACAGCTATTTAGCAGATATGAAGCTAAAGGCAACTGAATATAGGATTGTACTTGTACTGCTTACAAAGCCTTATACAGCTGCACAGTTGGTAAAAGAGACTGGCATTGCAAAAGGTAATACATCTAGATACATAAAGAAGCTTAAAAAGCTTGGATTGATAGAAATAGATAGCATACAGGGAAGCAATAAGTACTATAAGGCTGTGTGTGATATGAGAAAGCTTATGGAACTTATGCCAGGGCAAATAGAGTTATAAGACAAGAGAGGATGAAACATCATTAGTACAACAAGAAAAATAGAGAGAAGCGTGCTGAGATATAAATATGGAGCACGTAGAGTCAGTGAATTATACAGAGGTAGATGGAACAGAATCCAAGCGAAGAAAAAAGAAAGTCGGTTAAAAAGATGGTTTAAGAAGCTAAGAAAGCTTATTACAAAAAGGTAATAACCTAATCTATTGATGGAGGTGGAATATGAATACATTAGATAAGGCCTTGATAGGAGTGTATTTAGATTCAATAGAGAGAGTGCTTAATGGAATGCAATTATTTGCAGAGCGTGGGTACGAGGATTTAATTGAAGCAAGGACAGATAAAGGCAAGCAATGCATAGAAGAAATTAAGGGCATTCTTGATAAGACAAATTAACTTTTGGAGGTGTAGAAGTGAAAGAAGTAAAAGAAAATATTCAGGAAACAATTAATGAAAGTTGTGTATGGGTGCAAAAAGAGATGAAGAACAAAACAATGTCCCCAGAAGTAGTTGCAGCTATTCCAGAGACATTGAAAGCTATTAGTAATTTAGCGGATACATTACTAAAGTATAGAACTATTAATTAGAGTTAGCATGTTCACATACTTTAGTTAAAATAGTTTGATACATTGCACCAACTTCGTTTGCAACATACTGATTATATTCATCATTAGTTTCAAATGAAGCTGAAGAAGCAAAACAATTTTTTTCTAAGAGCATGAGGCATAATTCTTTTGCAATTTGCTCATGTTGTTCACTGTATTTCATAAGACACCGCCTTTCTTTTGTATTTCAGCTTTGCAGAGCTGATAGATAAATTATACGGTGGTTTAAAGAAAAGTTCAAATAAAGTAATAAAATCAATTTTTGATGGAGTGAGATGATGGAAAATTACAATAGATACACAGTGTATATGGATGATTGTGCAGCAATCGTAATCGAAATAGACAGAGGGTGTGATAGACCTAACAATATGTCAGATGATGAAATTATAGATGCTTATATGGAGAACAACTATGGTGGACGTAATTATGAAGTAGAAGAAGGAGATCCTGATACAGTGTTCCTAGATGAAGAAGATATATGGGGACTAGTTGAGGACTGATGAAATAAAAGTGAATTTTTAATTGAAGGGAGAGATTAAATGTTTACAGCAGAAGAAGCAAGGGCAATAGCCCTTGCTAACATGTCTCAACGTGATAAAGCTGAATTAAAAGTGGCTGATAACAGTATTAAGCAGGCGATAGAAGATGGAAGAATGAGTTGCTATTGCTATAAATGGTTAGGTACAAAGGTGATAGCAGAACTTGAGAGATTAGGCTACAAAGTAAAAAATGAATCAAACCAACGAGATGGAACGATGTTTGAAATCAGTTGGTAAAAGTAAATTTTGGAGGGATAAAGATGGATAGCGATATTTCATACAATAAAGAGCCTAAAAAGGGAACATGTAGAGAACTTAGTAGCACAATTAATATCAGTTCAGCAAGACATTCTAGAATTGTGATAGATGCATTAGTAACACGTGGGTTTGATGTTGATGTAGAGTATACCCCGATAAACGACCATGATGCGAAAGTGGAACTTAAGGTTTTTGATATTAGTAGATAAAAGTAACTTTTGTTAAGGAGGATGAAAAGTATGTCAAGAGGCACAGAGTCGGCAAAAGTAATCCAGGTAATTGAAACTAGAAGTGTAAGAGGAAAAGGTAATATAGATGATCCATGTAGAGTAGTAATCCAGTACTGGAGCTTAAATGGAGAACTCATTGCAGAGAAAGATGAAGTTGATAAAGGGAGGGACTATTAAATGAAGGTAGATTATAAGAAGCTAACAGAGGATTTAATTAAAGCAAAGGAAGCTGCAAAAGAGGCTGTTAGTGGTGAAGATGGTGGAACTGCTAACTTGGATAGTATGACGATTGCACTACCAGGAGCAAGGGAAGAAAAGGTTATACAGGCTGTAAAAGATGCAGGTCTTTATACAAGAGGGAGAAGGCAATGGATAGGTACTAGATACTTTATCAGCGTACCGATAGCAGCGCAAGGTAATGACCGATGTAGGCAAGTAGAAGCTATGTGTAAAGTAATGCGAGAAGCAGGGTATGACATTTTGATGTATGAACAAGCAGACTAAATAAAAATAATTATTGTTGGTGCCGGCATTAATGTCGGTACCAGAACGGAGGATAAAAATGAGTATTATGTTTAAAAAAGTAATTATGCATACATTAGATACGTCATTAGATAGACCACTGTTATCTAAAGAGTGCTTAACCTTAACAGATGATACAGAGGCTTATATTACAAGTTATGTAGTAGGTCTATTTGAAAATCATAGCATGGCTAAAGCGGTGTTTGAAGACAGCTCACCATGGCTAGAGGTTATCAAAAGTGGTATTAAAGATTTTTATAGTTTCTCATGTGATATGGCTCATCAATTTTTTGCATATCTACAAACATTTGAAAACATTCCAAGTGGTGACTTGATTGTTACTCAATTTGAACGTGATGCAGTACCATATGTGGCATTTATTAAACTGAACTATAAAGAAGCATACACTCATGTAATGGATCACAGTATAGAGAGTAATCAAATAATAAAGCATAAGAGTATATTCCCTGAGAGCACTAGCAAAATTCAAGAGGCAGCTATTATCAATATAGAGAAAATGAATATCCTTTTGCTAGATGCTCATAAAGAGAAATATGTGCACACATTATTAGGTTGTACGGCGCCTCTTTCTACAAAACAGAAAATCAATGTTGTAGAAAAAGTTATTACAGAAGCCATTGAGGAAAACTTTGAGAATAAAATAGAGGCCCTTTCTTTTGCTAAAAGTAATATAGCTAAAAGCATTGAGAGTACAAGTAGCATCATGATAGAGGATGTATTGCATGATACATTTGGCGATAGGGAAGAAATCATAGATGCTTGTATGGATATATTTGAAAAACAAGGTATAACAGAAGAGGCTATTGAGTTACAACAAGCCTATAAAATAGGTAAAAAATATACCACTCACAAGTTGAAAACAAACACTGGTATTGAAATCAAATTACCTGTTCAAATACTTAATGATCCTAATGCTGTAGAAATCATTACTAATCCGAATGGAACGGTGGAAGTAAGGCTTAAGAATATAGCAACGCTGATTAGCAAGTAGAATCTAAGTTTGTTTGGAGGGGGGAAAATATAAGTTAAAAACCCCACTATTTAAATAGTGAGGTTTGATATAAGAATATTATTTAGTCAAGAATAAATGATTTTTTCTTTCCACTGTTTCCTTTTGGATATTCTCTGATGCGTACAACAAAATCTAGGTTAACTATTTCAATGGTATTTTTATTTTCTACTAAGATAGCACCATTGTTTACCTCTTTTATCACTCCTGTTAATTGTGAATTAAAAGTGTATATCAGACATTCTTTGTCAATAAATTTTTTTGCTAATTCTAACATTAGAAATTTCTCCCCCTTAATTTTTGATTTGGTAATTCGTTTAATTAAAACTTTATTGTTTTGACCTTGCATAAGCAAAACAATAAGTAATGGTAGAAATATAGCAATATACATTGCCGGGTTCAATAGACTCACCACCTTACAATTATACAAAACGCATGAGAAATCTAATAGTAACCTAAGTATAACAAATGTTAAGAGATGTGTTCAACAAATAAAATAGTTTTTTGTTATGTCTAGTGTGACCTTAAGTACTTAAATCACCCTAGACAAATAAATTGATAGGTATGTCAGAATGTATATATATCAGATCCATTAATAGTGTACGTAAAAAAGTTAGATTTATACATGAAATAAAATAAAGCTGTAGAGGTTAAGTCTACAGCCTATATGAAAAATTATAACTCGTTTTTGATTTTTTCCATTTCTTTTTGAATTTTACATTGTGAAGAAGAGGAGATACTGTTGTATGTAGTAATAGCATGAATAGCAACCCCAATCCCCCATCCTAAAAGAGGGTAAATAAACCAAAGAGTAGAGCTAAAGGATAGGTTTATTACTATTAACAATATCATAACAGCAATATAAACTACTAAATGAATAAAAAAAGCTTTCTTTAAAGCAAGACGTTTAGTAGCTAACTGATAAAGCTCTTCGTCAGAAAGATTAATATTAGACATAAAATAAACCTCCAAATGAATTAAAATTTTCAATTCTAGAATAATAAATTGGATAATGATTGTCAAATAAAATTAGTTTTTGGGCAAAAAAAATACACCTTGGCAGATATGTATAATGATACAATGCGGGAACTTGATTTTATTTTATAATCGCCAAGGAGTATTTAATTAGATAGGCTAATCATTTAGGAGTGAAGCCTATCTACTAGTAATTATAAAATAATTAAACACATGATTCAATAAAAAATGTTTTTTGGGAGGAATAAGTATGGCTGGATTTATAGCTGGAGCTATTTTAGCACTTATAGTATATGCCATTTTTGAATGTATAAATCAGGCAATATCTGATTATAGATTTGAACATAAACTTAGAGAGATAGATAAGAGGTATGAAGTAGTGAATAGAGAAATCAATAACACAAAGAAAAGGTTTAGATAAAAATTACTTTTGAGTTGGAAGTGAAAAAGCTTTAGGAAGGAGCTAACAAATGAGGTTCAAGGGAAGTAATAAACAAATAGGAAACATCTTTAAAATATTAATCCAGTTGTATGGAGTAGATGCCAAAATATCAGATATTCAAAAATCAATGCAATTGAAAAGCTAGTTATCAGACATTATAAAGAATAAATGAAATAATTGAATAAAGACCTAAGCACTTATGTTAAATTCTAGCAATTTGGCATAAGTGTTTTGGTGCTTATTCAAGCAAATGAAAGTTTGATATTTAGGAGGGATTAGGATGAAAAATAAATATTTACAAGAGACAATAGAGTGTTTGGGAAACTATAAGGAGTACAGAGCGAAATTAGAATCAAAAAAAGAGTTTTTAAAGAAATTAAAAAGTGAAAGAGAGAATAATGATAGAGAAGTTGGTATAAAAAGTATGACATATGATGAGGCACCTGCAAAAACAAATAAAGTAACTTCTATAGTAGAGAAAATAGCAATTAAAAATATTCAAATGGAATTAGACTTAGAGGAAGAAATTGATTCATTACAGTACTATCTAATGAGAATAGATTTAGCACTAGTTGAGCTTAAAGATGAATGGAAACAAGTATTACAGCTTAAATATATTGAAGGGTATCCATGGGAATACGTAGCTATAAAAATGGGACAAAGCAAAGCCACCTGTAGAAGAAATGGGGATAAAGCAGTCAAAGCGTTTGCTGATAGAATACAAGGACAAGAAAGTTATATTGATTTACCATTGTTTAGATATATTTATATTGAACAAGTAGAGTAGGCTTAGCGGCCTGCTTTTTGGGGTGGAATAAGTGAGCAGGCAATGAGCATGTAATGAGCACTAAAAGAGCATCAAATGAGCACCTATTGAGCAGATTGCCGTGTTAAGATGTTAATGGGTGAACGAAAGAAAATCATCCTAAACATTGAGTTCATCCTAATTCCCCCTAAAGAAATATTAAAAGGATAGGGCAACCTATCAAATATCTGTTTTAAACGCACCTAGTGATGTAGAAATCTAGGTGCGTTTTTATTTAACAATATCTTACGAAGGAAGGAGAATAGTTATGGGAAAGGCTGTTAAACCAATAAAGGATATAAAGACAGAATTAAAATTACTAAAGAAGTTTCAAGATGAAGATATTAGGGTATACAACTATTGGGTTATTGCCAGAACTGGAGCCTTTCGAAGTAAAGATGTCTTACCTCTTACAGTGGGAGATGTTAAACGGATATTAGAAAAGGGATACTTTGATATTGATGAAAGTAAAACAGATAAAAATCGAAGTAACCCTATTGATTCAGATACAAGAGCAGAACTTGTAGGGATGATTAAGAACAAGAAAAATAAAGATGTGCTATTCCCTTCGCGTAAAGGTGTTAATCAGCCTTTAACACATAGGCAGATGCAGCGCTTGATTGTTAAGTATGGTAAAGAATGTTGTATTAATAATATTGGTACACATACTCCTAGGAAGACAACGGCCTATCATGTGTATATGGAAACAGGTGGAGATATTGAGGAAGTAAAAAAATTATTAGCACATGAAAAGAATAGGGATACATACAGATATGTTGACATAGAGCAAGAAAGTAAGATGTACAGGATTAAAAAGATTAATAATCCATTTTCAAAGAAAAATAAGCGACTTAACATCTATGAATAGACTATAAATTACATATTTAAGACATTCATTAAGTAAATGGAGCCTTAAAGCTTTGAAAAATAAGGTTTAAAAGGTGATTTTACGAATGTCAGTCTTCGTATATAGGAAAAGCGACATTCATTTTCATATAAAAAATAGCATCAAATTATTGATTATCAAAGGCTAGAAAGCATTTTAGTATAAAAATAAATTTTCTGATAAAATTCTTAGAATTTTACCTATACAATTTAGGTAGAAAAATTTTTGTGCAACATTTCAAAAGGCATCTGGCGCTACTTCCTCGCAAGCGCCAGAAAAAAGGTGGTGAAAACATGAAGAAAACAGCTGAACAAATTATACAAGAAAATCTTAAAACCATTGAGGAATGGGCGTTACAGGGCATGAGTAAAAAAGAGATTGCAGAATGCCTTGGTATCGGATATTCCACTTTTAGGGAAAAAATAGCCCAAAACTCTGGCACTCTGGCACTTTTCAAGAAGATAGCCAAGATGAAGAAAGAAATGAATAAGAATCAGGTAGAAGAAGTAGAGCAGACAATGTTCAAACGAGCCATTGGATATAACATAAAAGAGGAAGTTGTCACAAAGGTTAAAGAAGTGTACTTCGATGATAAGAACAATAAATGTAGCAGAGAAAATGTAATCGTATCAGAAGTCACTAAGCATATACCTGCAGATGTAGGAGCAGCTAAGTTCTTCCTAATTAACAGGGCTAAAAAGGTATGGCAAGACAATCCTCATAAGGTTGAGCATGATAAGAAGTTACTAGCTATTAAGGAGAAAGAAGCAGAAAGGAATGAGGTATTCTAATGGCTTTATATACAAAGTGTTGTAACTGTGGTGAGAAAATACCATATAGAACAAAGAGATGCGACAAGTGCCAAACAGAGTGGAATAAGATGCGTGAGCAGTACAAGGATGAAGCAATTAAAAGATTTAGGAACTCAAAGTGGTGGAAAAAAAAGGCTAAACAGATTATGAAAGACTATCACTACCAATGTCAATTATGCAAACATAATGGGATTGATAGAGTAGCCGATGAAGTACATCATATTATTCCTTTGAGTGTAGACTTTGAAAAGAGACTTGATGATAGAAATTTGATTCCATTGTGCGAAGAGTGCCATGACAATATGGATGTTCATGGTGGGGAGCTAACAATCCCCCCGGAGTATGGGAAAGATTTTTAGGTAACCTTTGGGAACCACTTAGGGCAGTCACGGTTACAAAAAATCTGTAAAATGAAATTTTAAAATATCTTTTAAAAGGTGGTGAGAAAATGGCTAGACCATGTAAAAGTGCAAAGGTACTTACAGAATCTTCTCAAACTAAATCAGAAACTAATGAGAGGATAGATCAAGAAGAAAAACTTAAAGGGAAAGGTGACATTAGGCCACCTGATTATCTAAGCCAAAGGCAATTGGAATTATTTTGGTTTATAGTGAACAACTTAGAAGAAGCAGGTTTACTTGGAGCATTAGATACTTTCATATTGACTACGTGCGTAATAGCAATAGATAGACTAGAAGATGTTGAAAAGAAAATTAATTTAAAACCTTCTCTTATGGCTAATAAAGATATTATGAAAATAAAGGATACTTACACAAAAGATTTCTTAAGATGTTGTAATGAGTTAAGTCTATCGCCACAAAGTAGGGCTAAGCTTGCTAATATAAATATGATTGCACAACAAAATGCAGAGGATCCATTATTACAATTACTTAATGGTGATACGACATGATATTACATGGGTTAGAATGGGCAAAAGATGTAGCAGATGGAAAGTTTGTAGCTGATAAGTGGGTTAAGCTAGAGTGTGAGAGGTACATAAAAAGGATTGAAGAACTTCAATATACAGATGAATTTAGGTATTATTTTGATGAAAAAGAATGCAGTATTATATATGGGTTCTGTAAATTAATTAATTATGCAACTGGATTTTATGCAGGTGAAGCAGTCTATGAGCACCTTGCAGGATTTCAGTTTTTTATTTTGGAAAATATATTCTGTTGGAAAAGTAAAGATAATGATTATGGAAGACTTGTAGAAGAACTATTGCTTGAAATAGGCAGGAAGTCAGCTAAAAGCTTTATATGTGCATTAATTGAAATAATCATTATGCTTAGAAGTCCTAAATTTGCTCAACATGCTATAGCAGGAAAAACAAGAGATATTTCAAGACTTGTTAAAGAGAGCATGAAGGAATTAATACTTGCAAGTCCTGCAATCAAGAAATACTTCAAGATTACTAGAGAGCTTATTACATGTACGGTTAATAACGCTACTTCCAAGGCACTTTCAGGAGAAGCAAACAATATTAATGGACTTTTACTTTCAACTTATATTGTAGATGAAGTAGGTAATCAAGAAACTGGCGATGTAGTTGGAGCTTTAAAGTTGTCTCAGATGAGTACAAAAACTCGACTTGCCATTTATATTTCAACGGCATATGACTTAGAGGTAAATATTTTTAAAGATATGATTCAGTATCATAAAGATGTGTTGTTAGGGAAAATTAAAGCAGAAAATACACTTTCACTTTTATTTGAGCTTGATGAAAAAGACGACTATAGAGATGAGAGAAACTGGATTAAAGCATCACCTCTTCAAATGACAATGGATAATGGGATAGAGTTTCTAAGAGGAGAGTTCCAAAAGGGACTAACCATACCAAGCGCTATGAGAGAATTTAGAATAAAAATTCTTAATCAATGGCTATCCAATAATGAAGAAGAAGCCTATTTGGATTTAAACACCTTTAAAAAGGGAGCAGTAGAAGAAATAGACTTTAAAGGTAAAGAAGTTGTGGTATCTCTAGACTTATCTCTTACTACTGATTTAACAGCTGTAGATATGATGTATAAAGAAAATGATAAATACTATCTTAAAGCAATAGGCATTCTGCCAGAGGAGAGCTTAAAACGTAGGCGAGAGAAATTTGACTATAGAGCTGCACAAGATAGGGGAGAATGCATCATAACAGAAGGAGATATTGTAGATTACAACTATGTAGAAAGCTTTATCAGACAAATAGAGGATAACTTTAAATGCACGATTAAATGTATAGTATGCGATCCGTACAATGGCACACAAATGATGCTATCTTTGGCAGAAGACTATGAAGTTATAGAGTTGAAGCAAACATATCCAAACTTATCTCCTCCTACAAAAGAATTTAGGAATGAAGTTTATAAAGGTAATATACATTATGAAAAGTCTAAGCTTTTAGAATGGAATGTATCTAATGCAGTGACAAGAAAAGATAGAAATGAGAATGAAGCATTAGATAAAGCAAATAAAAATAAGCAACGTATCGATTTAATTGCGGCAGCAGTATTTGCTTTTAGTGAATGCTATAAATCAGACAACGATTTTGTAGTACAAATAATATAGGCACTAGTAAATCTATAGAATGAAATATACAGAGGAAGTATAAAGTAATTCTACTACTAGTGCCTTATTTCATGAAAGGAGGTGGAAATGTGGCTATATGGAAAAGACGATATGCTGAAGCTGATTTTTTACAGGCAGTGGTTGGGCAAACTATTATAACTAAGCAAACAGCATTAGAAGTTCCCTATATCAATGGGTGTTTAAACTTAATAGCAGGTACTATAGCAGGGCTACCAATTAAGCTGTATAAAGAAGAATCAGATAAAGTAATAGAAGTTAAGGATAAAAGAGTGAACCTTCTAAATGATGATACAGGGGACTTACTAGATGGGTATACATTTAAGTACAATCTTATTTTAGATTATCTTATTTATGGTTCAGGATATGCTTATATAAATAGGCATAGAAATAATGTGAGAAGTTTACATTACATTGACAATCATTACATTTCAGTGATACCGACTACTGATCCTATTTATAAAGATGTAAAAATTAATGTAATGGGTGGAAGTTATAGATATTATGATTTTATATCTTTAGCAAGAAATAGTGAAGATGGCGTACAAGGGAATGGGCTTGTAACAGAAAACAAGGAAATTATTACACTGGCCTATAAACTACTTAAGTTTCAGAGAAATAATGTAGAAACAGGTGGAATCAAAAAAGGTGTTATTAAAGCCAATAATAAATTAAAACAAGAAGCACTAGACTCCCTAAAAGTTGCGTGGAGCAATCTATATGGTAAAGATAGTAAAGAGAATTGTATTATTCTTAATGAGGGACTTGAATATAAGGAGTTAGCAAACACACCTGTAGAAATGCAGATGGATGAAATGTCTAAAAGTATAAAGGATCAAATATGTAGCCTATTGAAAGTACCTTTAGCTGTTTTAGATGGAACAGCTACAGAAAATGTGTATCAGAACTTTGTAAAACTAACAATTATTCCAATAATTAATGCTTTAGAAGCGGCACTTAACCAGACTCTTTTATTAGAGGATGAGAAGAGTGCCTTTTATTTTGCAGTCGATACTAAAGAGTTATTAAAAGGTGATATTGAAAAACGCTATAAAGCTTATGAAATAGGTATCAAAAATAGTTTTTTACAAGTTGATGATGTTAGATATATGGAAGACTTAGAACCTCTTAACCTTGATTTTGTTAAATTAGGGCTTGCAGATGTACTTTATAATCCAAAGACAAAAGAAGTTTACACACCTAATACGAATCAGACTGTAAATGTAGACCATATGAAAGGAGGTGAGAAAAATGAGGGTACAGATTAGAGAAAATAGCATTGAAATTGACGGCTATGTTAATGCAGTATGTCGTGACAGTAGAGAACTTGCAGACAGACGAGGGAAGTTTGTTGAACAGATTGAAGCTGGGGCATGGCAAAGAGCATTAGACAGGGAAGATGAAGTAAAACTGTTATTTAACCATGATAAAAAACGTGAACTTGGGTCAACTAAGCAAAATGTTGAGTTATGGGAGGATAATATTGGCTTAAAAATCAGGGCAACAATTACCGATGAAGAAGTAATTGACTGCGCTAAAAATAATAAGCTTACAGGTTTTTCTTTTGGCTTTTTTGCAAACAAACAACGTTATGAACCAGTCAAAGAAGGACTAGAACGACGTTACATAGAGGACTTAAAAGTGACAGAGGTGAGTCTTTTAAGTAAAACACCTGCCTACTTTGGTACACAGGTAGAACTTAGAGGCGATGAAGCTACTATAAGAGAGATTAGAAGCACAGAAGATGTGCAGGACCATGTAGAAGCACAAGAAAACCAAGAAGAACCACCTAAAGTGGACTACTCAAAATATAAATATTCATTTTAAGGAGGGCTAAAGCCTATGAAAATTAAAGCATTAATTGAAAAAAGAAATACTTTATTAGAGGAAAGAGATGCTATTGTAGCAAAAGCAGAGGAAGAAACAAGAGCTTTTGAGGATACAGAGTTAACACGTATGGATGAAATCAAAAATGAAGTTGCTCGTATTGATAAGAGCATTACAGTTCTAGAGGAATCAAAAGACTTTGAAAAACGCAAAGCACCTCAAGAAGAAACAGCAGAAGAAGCAGAAACAAGAGCATTTGAAGAATATGTGCGTGGACAAATTTCCGAAACACGTTCAGGTGAACAAAATATTACGATGGGAAACAATGGTGCAGTTATCCCAGTGACAATCGCACAGCGTATCATTAAAGAAGTAAAAGATATTTGCCCTATCTTATCAAGAGCAACTATGTATCATGTTAAAGGAACTCTTAAAATTCCAGTATGGGGGAAAGCAAACTCTACACATGATATTGCAGTAAGCTATCACACAGAGTTTGAAGAACTTACAGCAGATGCAGGAAAATTTACAAGTGTTGATCTTGATGGTTATTTAGCAGGTGCGCTTACACTTATGGGAAGAACAGTCATTAATAATGCTGATGTAGATGTTGTAGGTTTTATTGTATCTCATATGGCTGAAAAAATTGCGGAGTTCTTAGAAAAAGAACTGCTAGTAGGAACAGGTTCAAGTGCAGCACAAGGTATTACAAATACAACAAATAAGAAAACTATTACTTCAAATTCTGCAATTACAGCCGATGATTTAATTGATATGCAAGCACAAGTGAAGCAAGCGTTCCAAGGAAATGCATGTTGGATTATGCATAGTGAAACATTCACAGCAGTTAAAAAACTTAAAGATGGTAATAACAGATACTTACTTCAAGATGATATTACAGGTGAATTCCCTTATAGATTACTTGGGAAACCAGTATTCTTATCAGACAATATGCCGAAGATTGGAAGCTCAGCAAAACCTATTGTATACGGTGACTTAAGCGCATTATCAGTAAACTTTAGAGAAAACATTGAAATGCAATTATTACAAGAAAAATATGCGACACAACATGCTGTAGGTGTGGTTGCATGGTTTGAATTTGATGCTAAAGTGACAGAACACCAAAAAGTAGCAGTACTTGAAATGGGTGCATAATAGGGGGTAAAAATGAGAGTTCGAGCAACTGTAGGATTTTCAGGTAAACTTTCAATGTATCCAGGTGAAGAAAGAGAAATCACAGATAAGGAGGTCTTAACTGACCTTCTTAAATGTGGGTACGTTGTAGAGGTTGAAGAAAAGAAATCCCGAAAGGGTGTGAAGAAAGATGAAAGTAAGTGAGATCACATTAGAAGATATAAAACAGCATCTTAGAGTAGATTTTAATGACGATGATTTGTATATTGAAGGGCTACTAATTAGTGCAAAATCATATGTTAAAAATTATACAGGTTTAGACGGTGCAAAAATTGATACTATAGCTGAACTTACTAATGTTGTACTCATGATTGTGGCTGACTTATATGAAAACAGGGGAACAGCAGGCACTTCTTATAAGACAGGTGAAAGTATTAATAAAATATATGACAGCATGTTGAATATGCATTGTGTCAATTTGCTGTAGGTGGTGATTTTATGAATATAGGAAGATTAAATCACAGAGTTACCGTACAGCGTTATATGGAATATGAAGACGATTATGGTATAAGCCGAGAAGATTGGGTTGACTTAAAAACAGTTTGGTGCAGCATGAATAATCTTTATGGAAAAGAGTATTGGGAAGCCAAACAATATAGTGCTGAAAATACTATAGAGTTTGTTATTAGGTACAATGCTTGTAAGGAGTTAAGTGTTAATGGATACAGGTTAAAACAAGGCAATAGGTTATTCAATATCACTTCAATAGATAATGTGCAATATAAGAATGAAATGCTTAAAATTAAGGCTATAGAGGTGATTGCTTAATGGATTTAAAAGACTTAGATAGAGCGTTTGAAAAAATGATTAAGCAATTCCCACAGGCTAGAAGAAAGTTGGTTGAAGAATGTGGGGAGAAGATGTACCAAAAGGTTTTAGCAAATATGAATCAAGTTGATGAAAAGACAGGTAATCTTAGAAAAGGTGTTAAAAAGGCAGTAGGTTCTAGAGGTGGATATAGTGCAGTAAGACCAGATTATAAAATTGCACCACATACTCATCTTATAGAGAATGGACATAAAATTGTACGTAATGGGAAGGTTGTAGGATGGGTGTCAGGCAAGCACATGTATCGCAATGCTTTAAATGAATTAGCAAATGAACTTGAACAAGATGGAGAAAAGATGCTTGATGAGTTAGTAGGTGATTTTAATGGTTAATATTTTAGACATTTTCTACTCATTAATAGGTGAAATAAGAAAATGCGTGCCAGACAGTAAGCATTATATAGGCAACTTAACGGAGGGCTTTAAAACGCCTTCTTTTTTATATTTGTTAGTCTTTAATAAAGACACAAGATGTAGCAAATTTGTAAAAGATACTGTCTTAGACCTTCAAATTATCTATTACTAATGATAGGTACAGTAAAACTGATCTAGAAGAAAAACTAAAGGTTATGCACCAACTTAAGCAATTTTTAAGCACGTTTAATTTGCAAGTTAAAGATAGAAATTTGAAGTTTTCTTACAGTTTTAATGATGCAGATGATCAACTTGCTTTAAATATGCAATTTAACTTCAAAGATGGATTAGTAGACACTAAATTTGATGAAGAACAAGCAAGAGAAATGATTGAAAGAATTTTTATTAATGAGAAAGAGGTGATTTAATGCCACTACCAAATATTTTAATAGAGTTCAAATCAAAAGCTAGTACAGCCATTAAACGTGGTGAACGAGGTATTGTAGCGATTATTGTAGTTGATGAAATGCATGGCGTAACGAAAATCGAGGATGTTACTCAAATTCCAGATAGCCTTACTCCTGCAAACAAGGCATATATTGAAAGGTGCTTTTTAGGTGGGGTAAGGCCAGTACGTTCAGTAGTACTTATTGTATCTGATACTGTACAAAACGGGTTAAAGGTGCTGGAGACACAAAAATTTGATTATGTAGTAGGGCCACATGATATGGAGAGCGAAGCTGCTACAGATATGTCAACTTTCGTAAAAGGCCTTAGAGATACAAAAGGTATTAAAGTAAAAGCTGTATTACCAAATACTAAGGGAGATCATGAAGGCATTATTAACTTTACAACCGATAATATTGTAGTAGGTAAAAATACTTTTACAACAGCACAATACTGTTCACGTATTGCAGGGTTGCTTGCAGGAACACCGCTACAACAAAGTGCTACATACTACCAACTTTCAGAGGTGTATGATGTACCTAAGTTTACTAAGGCAGAGCTAGATAAAAAGATTGATGCAGGTGAATTTGTTATTTTCCATGATGGTGAAAAAGTAAAGGTAGCAAGAGCTGTAAATAGCTTAACTACTGTAGGAGCTACTAAATCTGAAGACTATAAATCGATTAAAATTGTAGATATTATGGATCTAATTTACACAGACATCAAGCGTACTTGTGAGGATAGTTACATTGGGAAGTTTGCCAATAACTATGATAACAAGTGTAATCTTATCGTATCTATCCAAGCTTACTTAGAATCGCTTAGAAACGATGAGTTACTTGATGAAAATATTACTACTGGCATTGATATGGTGGCTCAAACCAACTACCTAAAAAGTAAAAACGAGCCAGTAGAAGATATGACAGAGCAAGAAATCAAAGAAGCGAATACACAAACATTCGTATTCTTAGAATCACGTTTTAAAATCCTTAATGCTATTGAGGATATTCAAATTAATTTCTTTATTTAGGAGGTGGCTAACGTATGGCTGCTATGTATGATTCAAAACGAGCGATAAATGGTACATATGGTGAGGTTTGGCTTGAGGGTGAATTGGTTCGTGAAGCTACAGGGTTAAAAGCTGATATGGCTCTAGAGTTTATTGACGTTCCTATGTGTGGAGACCTAGCTAAACACCAGAAAGTTAGTGGTATGAGTGGTAATGGCTCCATTACAATGACAAAAGTTAATTCAAGGATGGCTATTAAGTTATCTGATATGCTTAAAAAAGGGAAAACACCTACATTTACTATTATTTCAAAATTAGCAGACCCGGATGCGTATGGTGCAGAAAGAGTAGTGCTTAAAAACTGCCAGTTCTCTACGCTAACACTTGCAGACTGGACAAGTGGACAAGTAGGTTCTATTACTCAGAACTTCACTTTCACCAGTTGGGATTACTTAGATATTATCGAACCACAATAAGACTAGGAAGTCCTAGTCTTATTTAATTTAAGGAGGTCAATATGGGAAATATTATTGATTTATTATTAGAAACAGATGTAAATAAATTTGCAGAGAACAATAAAAAAGATTATGAGATTAAAAGATTATCTGAAATGCTTGGTGAAACGTTTACAATTACTTGTCATGCCCTTACAGATGAACAAGTTGAACATGTTAGTGAAATTAGTACTAATAACACAGAAATAAAATATAATACTGTAATTGAGTCTTGTAGAATAGAAGGGAAAAGGTTCAATAACAAAGAGATTATGGACAAGTTTGGTGTATTTACACCGAAAGAATTACTCAAAAAACTTTTACTTCCAGGAGAGATCTATGCACTTTATAGAAAAATCAACACACTAAGTGGGTATGGTGTAGATGTAGTAAAAGAAATAAAAAACTTATAGTGGAAGGTGATGCAAGGGCTAATCTTATGTATTATGCGTGGATTAAGCATGGTTGGGCGCCTTCCAAGATCTATAATATGTCACAAAGAGAACAGGAGCTTTTAATGGCATTATATATAATAGAAGTAGAGAGTAGACATTCATTTCACTAAATGCTAAAATTTATATCTATAAAAAATATAATAGTTTAGGGGGATAAATATGAAAAAATATTTAATATGGTTAGGGATACTAGGATTACTATGTAGCGGTTGTTCGATTAAAGGAGATGTAGAAGATTCAATAACTGATACTAGCACTATAGTAAATAGTGTATCTGATTCTACAGTTCATGATGAAGATAATTTGGATGACTTAAATAAGTTAATAGGACAGAATATAGCAGATATTATTGACAATACTGATCTAATAGAAATGACAGATGAAGATCATAAGGCTTTGGAGGATGCTATAGGTGTATATTTGATCATAGATTCAACAATGAAAGAAGCACCTATTAAGTATTGGTTTGAAAAGAGTAGTGATGGAGCTAATAATGTAGTAGTTACATTTGAAAAGTCTAAAAGTGAATTGCCAGAAGGATTTAAAACAGATTTAATTGATAGTATTAATGGGGCACTATCTGTTACCCCTACATCTATTCAGTATTCGGATTTGAATGTTTTGATATATGATGTAGATGGAACAGTATATATTGCAGAAAGTTATAAGAGTTAGTAAGATCATAAAAGTACTTAGAGGATACAACTTTAAGTACTTTTTTGTTATTTAATTATAGAAAGGAGAGGGATTAATGGCACGTGATGTAAGTATTGCATTTAAGGCTAGTGATAACTTGACACATGCAGTGCAATCTATGAGAAAATCTGTAGATGGATTATCTCGAGATGTATCTGAATATAGGAGTATTCAATCTCAAGCATTTGATAAAAAGACAGAAGTTAAGTTTGATATAACTAAGGCAAAGCAAGATCTTAAAGAACTAGAAAAAGCTGTAAAGGAAAATGTAGAAGGTTCAGAACAGGCGTTTAAAGAAAAACAACGGGCACTTGAAGATTTACAGGAAGAATATAAAAGACTGACTCAAGTAGCAAAAGAGGCAAGTAAAGCAGAAAATCAACTTATGAATGACATGCATAAGTCAAAGAACTTTCAAAATACGATGGAAGCCCAGCAATCATCTTGGTTGAAAAGCATAGCTGGTGCAGGACTTACAGGTATGCTTGGAAATGCTTTTTCTGAGAGGATTAATCAAGATATTACATCTATGTTTGGTACTGATTTAGGAAGTATGATTAATGGTGTTGTTGGTGGCGCTACAACCGGTGCTGCGTTAGGTTCTGTAGCAGGTCCAGTAGGCATAGCTATAGGCGCTGCAGTAGGCGGGATTACTGGAAGTATCTCTGCTGAAACAGAAAAACGACAGCGACATGATGATAATTTCATAGCAGAGGTACAATCTATTTATAATAGGGTTACACAGGAACAAGAACAGAGTTTATCAAGTGGTATAGATCTATCATCAAAGCGTGAAACAGATATGATTTCATACGGAACATTGTTGGGAGGACCTGAAAATGCAAGTAAGTTTTTAAATGACATTCAAGATTTTGGTTCAAAAACGCCTTTTGAAGAGGATGATCTATTAGAGATATCTAAAGTACTATTAAGTTATAAGTATAAACAAGATGAGATTATTCCATTCATGACAAAAATAGGTGATACAGCAAGTGCATTAGGTATAGATAAAGAAGGGCAAAGTGTTGTAGCAACTGCATTAGGTCGTATGAAGTCTAGTGGGAAAACCAGTTTAGAATATATCAATCAGCTCTCAGAACGTGCCATTCCAGCGATAGATTATTTAGCAGAAGCATTAGGTAAAACAAATGCACAAATTTATGAAATGATTAGTAAAGGTGCTATAGACGGAGCTAAAGCTTCTCAAATTATAGTAGATGCCATGGGTAAAGAGTTTGAAGGGAATATGGAAAAGCAATCTCAAACTTATTCAGGGTTAGTGTCTACTTTAAACGATGCTTGGTCTCAGTTAGATAGGAGAATGGGAGAAGGATATACTACCAAACGTAAAGAAGGTCTTGAAGCAGAAATTAATGCATTAAATGGATCAATGCGTGAACAAATGGACGAAGCTTATCGACTGATTGGTGAGTACCAAGCAGATTTAGAGAACAAACGCCAAGGGTATATTTTACAATCTATGAATAGGGCCATGAAGACAAGTGAATATGAAAAGGCAGAACTTGCTGGAGATGGTGCTGAAATGGGTAGGATTATAGCAGAAGCAAAAGCAGAGGCCGAGAGAAAATACCAAAGCGATGAGGGGCTACAGAAATTAAAAGAGTTACAGATGGGCCTTATAGAAAGCATACAAGATGATGTGGCACTAAATAATGAATACCTTATATTTGGTGAGAAAATGGCCAATAAATTCTCAGAAGGTTATGTAGGCGTTATCAACCGTTTAACAGGCGAAGGATTTTATTCACCTAAAGTATCTGGGCTAGTGAAAGAACATGGTAGTTATACACAACAGCTAAAGGATGCTTTTACAGGTGGGGGTACTAATACATATGGGGGCAAAGACCTGAAGGAATTTGAAGGTTATGCTACAGGATTAGATAGAGTTCCACGCAATGATATGCTTGTTCGTGTGCATGAAGGAGAAAGAATCCTTACAAAATTAGATGCAGACAAGCAAGATAGAGGGGCTACAGGTATTCATATTGATAAACTAGCAGATACAGTTGTGATAAGAGAAGAAGCGGATATTGAAAAGTTAGCTTATCAATTATATTTAAACCTAGAAAAGCGTGCAATGAATACATCTTTAGGATAGGAGGTATCTATGGATTTTTATTTATCCTATAACAATAATGAGGAACAACTTCGATTGCCTGTTATACCTGATAATTTTGAACTTTCGCAAAGGAACAATAATACAGTTGTCAATATAAACGCACTTGGGGAAATCAATCTGATAGGTAAGAAAGGTTTGGCTTCTATTTCTTTATCGAGCTTTTTCCCAGCGCAGGAATACTATTTTTGTAAGTACACAGGATTTCCTAAACCTTATGAATGCGTGAAGATGATTCAGAAGTGGAAAGAATCTGGTAGGCCTATTCGTTTAATCATTACAGGTACATCTATTAATTACGCTATGACTATTGAGAATTTTATATTTTCAGAGCAAGATGGTACAAGAGATGTTTATTTCACCTTAGAACTTAGAGAATATGTTTTTACGAAGCAAGTTAAGCCTACAAATGTTGTAACACCCAATGGCACTCAAGTTACTGTTCCAGCTACAAAGAGGGAATCCAAGCCTATACCTTCTAAGTACAAGGTGCAAAAAGGTGACAATATGTACACTGTAGCAAAGAAAACGACAGGAAGTATGAGTAATGCTAAGGCCATAGCTAAAACCAATAAAAGAGATCAGTATAAGGGCATGGATTTAGTTAAGGGAACGGTGGTGTTAATTTAATGCCAAAAGTCTATTTACATCAAGAAGAATTATACAGTGACATTACGCATTACATAAGTAAAATAACATGGGCTGGTGGTAAAAGTCAGGTTGCTAGAAGATTAGAATTAGACCTTATTAATAGTGTGCTCGATAAAAATATACCAGACATCTATATTAAAAATGGCAGTATGCTAAAGCTTTTTAATGACGATGGAAAATTGTTATTTAAAGGATTTGTCTTCTTAAATAGTAAATCTGGACAGAATAGTACAGTCAATGTTGTGGCTTATGACCATTTGATTTATGCCATAAAAAATAGAGGTGTCTATAACTTTAAAAAGAAGACAGCCGAGGAAATTGCTAGAACCATATGTAATGACTTCTCAATACCTATAGGCAACCTTGCTAAGACGGGAATTAAGCAAGATATTAAGGCAAATAACAAATATATTTATGATATTTTTATGAGTGCCTACACAGGAGCAAGTAAGCAGAACAATAAAAAGTACATGGCCAAAATAAGGGATGGTAAGCTTGATGTTATTGAAATAGGTTCTGTCATGAGTACTTTTATGTTATCTGATGAAAGTAATATTATGGACAGTGGCTACACAGAAAGCATTGAAAATATGGTCAATCGAGTTCGTATTTACGATGGAAAAGGTAATGCAATCGGCATGGTAGAAAATACTGAATGGATTAAAAAGTATGGAGTACTGCAAAATATTTATACGAAAGAAAAAGATAAGTCTGCTAAAACAGTAGCCCAATCAATGCTTGTAGATGTTCAAAAGACTGTTCATGTAACGGCACTAGGATATATTGATTGTGTTACAGGGAATGGTGTGCAGCTTAAAGATAGTGCGAGTGGACTGACAGGCGTTTTCTATATTGATAGTGACACGCATACATGGTCAAATGGACAACATATTATGAAGCTTAATTTAAACTTTAAAAACATCATGGATGAGAAATAGGAGGTGGGTATATGAAGAAGGACCCGTATGTAGAAATAATAATGATGATGCAGAGAGAAGGTGCGAAATCAAATCCACCTTCTTTTTGTTTGGGTAAAGTTGTCTCAGAGACTCCCTTAGAAATAAAAGTTGATGAGTTGCTATTAGAACAAGATGATTTTCTAATAGCTGATTACTTAGTAGAGGGTTATAAAAGAAGCCTACAAATTACATCTCAAGGAACAATGACTAATAATGGCAATTCAAGCATGAAGGGAACCTTAGTATCCAGTACACAAAATACATCTGGTGGTTCAGGAGAGGATTCCTTTGCAAGCCATAATCATTCTATTAATAATCAAGCGACTTTAAATGGCTCTTGTGAATCAACTGGTCCATATACATTAAGCGGTGAGTCAGAAGTTGAATTTAAACCATATTTAAAGAAAGGCGACTTACTTGCTTTAATGCCTATGGATGGTGAGCAACTTTATATTGTGCTATGCAAGGTGGTGAGCTTGGGATGAGTTTATTTCCTTTTCTAGATGTAGAGGAAGCTCAAGAAATTAAAGAGAAATCTCAGTCTATCCCCTGCGAATTTGACTATGATTTTATCCATAACAAGCTTAAAGATAACTTAGTATATGGCAAAGATGCTATAAAGGTCTGGATTTACAAGGCTTTACTGACAAAGCGGTATAAATATTTAATTTATACTTGGGACTATGGCCATGAAATAGAGGACCTAGTAGGAAAGAATTATAACCATGACCTTATTAGTGCAGAAATGAAGCGATTTGTAGAAGAATGTTTATCTATTAATCCTTACATTTTAAGTATCGATAACTTTGAATGTAAGTTTGAAGGTAAAAAGTTATCCTGTGATTTTACCGTACATACACAATTTGGGGAGGTGATAATTAATGAGTTATCCGACATACGAAGAACTTATTAAGCGTTGTTTAGATAAGGTAGATGGTAGCTTTGATAAAAGTGAAGGGTCATTTATTTATGACGCAATTGCCCCAGCATGTATGGAGCTTGCACAGATGTATTGTGAACTTGAGATAGCAGAAAATCGTTACTTTGCAGACACATCCACAGGGGAATATCTAGAACGTAGAGCAAGGGAAAGAGGTATTGTTAGAAAAGAGGCTACAAAGGCTTTAAGGCTTGGTGAATTTAATGTTCCTATTCCATTAGGAGCACGTTTTGCTATAGAAGATGTAACTTATATTTGCAAGACATTAAGCCATTCGCAAGTTATTTTAGAGTGCGAGCAATCAGGCTCTATAGGGAATAAGTATAATGGTAAATTAACACCACTTACGCATATACCAGGGCTTACAAGTGCCATGCTTACAGAAATCATCACTTATGGATTTGACAATGAAGATGATGAGAGTTTAAGAGCACGTTATTATGAGCGATTTGATGGCGATGGATTTGGTGGTAATGTGAAGGACTACACAAGAAAAGTTAAGGAACTAGAAGGTGTAGGGGCTGTAAAAGTAACCCCTATATGGAATGGTCGTGGTACTGTAAAGATTACTATTTTAGATAGCGATTTTAATAAACCCACTACAGAGCTTATAGGTAAAATACAAGAAGCTATAGACCCATTAACAGCACAAGGTCAAGGCAAAGGAATAGCCCCTATTAACCATGTCGTTACAGTAGTAGCTGCAGAAGAAACACCTATTAATATTAATGCGAATATCACACTCCAAGAAGGTGCTCTATGGGAAGATGTATTACCACTTATTCAGCATACTGTTAATGCTTACTTTTCAGAAGTACGCAAGACTTGGGAAAGTACAGAACAGCTAGTAGTGCGTGTGACTTGGATAGAAAGCCGTATTCTTGACTTAGAGGGTGTACTGGATATTCAAGAGACTACACTTAATGGAGGCACAGGGAACTTACAACTTGCTAAAGACAATATTCCGAAGCTAGGGACGGTGACTAAAGTATGATAAAAAAATACTGGCCTGAGTTCTTGCAAGACAATGACAAATTTAATGAGTTGGACAAGGCAGAGACACTAGAACTAGAAGAGGTTTGGCAGGCTTTTAATGATGTAGATGGCAACCAGTTCCTTGAAACAGCTAATGAAGAAGGTATTGCACGCTATGAAAAGATGGTAGGTATTGTGGCGAAAGCAAGTGAAAGTCTTGAAATGAGGCGTGCAAGATTACTAAATAAGTTCTCAACTTATACACCATATAACAGAGCATGGCTTAAAAATAGGCTTGATTCTGTGCTTGGTAAAGGTAAACATGAACATCACATCGAAGATGATATGCTTACTTTAAAAACAAGTACAGATGAAATTGACTCGATTAAGTCATTGAGGAAAGAACTGAGAAAAGACATTCCATGCACAATGGATATGAGTATAGGCTTGGTAAGAACTTCGCACCAACCTATGTATATGGGTAGCGTTGCAAGGGTAGGTAAGATTACAACGATTACGCCAAGTAACCAAGTTACCATTAATGTGCAAAACAACAATGAAATGTATGTAGGAACATATGTAAGAACAGTAAAGAAAGTTACGATAGGAGGGAATTAGACAATGGCAAATTTTGATAGAAGTGGCATGACACGAGCGGGCATTAACCTTATGGGTAAGGCTGTAGGTGGTGCCACTATCCAGTTTACTAGATTAGTACTTGGAGATGGCACAATGACAGGAGAAATATCAGACCTTCAAGGTGTGGTTTCTCCAAAGCAAAATGTTGATGTAACAAGGATTGAAAGAAATGACAATCAGTGTACGGTAGGTGGTGAACTCCTAACTTCTTCCGTAAAACAAGGATTTTTTTGGCGTGAGTGTGGGCTGTATGCTATGGATCCAGACATTGGAGAAATTTTATATAACTATGCTTATAGTACGAAACCTGACTACATAGCTGCAAGTGACAGTGATATGATGGAGGAGATTTTAGTTGCTATGATAGCAACTGTTGGAAGTAATGCAAATATAGATATAAGCATTGACGCAAGCATGGTTCTCACAACAAAAAAAGAATTTGTACCCCTAAAAAATAAGGTGGATGAAATGTTTATTAGTGTTAAAGATTTTGGTGCCGTAGGGGATGGAATTGCAGATGATACAGAATCTATACAAAATGCTTTAAAAGTATCTAAAAAAGTATATATCCCTAAAGGTATTTACAAGATTACAAAACAAATAAAGGTCTATAGTAATACTATACTAGAGATGCACAATGAAGCTGTTTTAATCAACTACATATTAACGGGTGCTACAAGTGTACTTTCAAATTATGATTTGGGCGAAGTTGTAACAGCTTACAATGGTGAAAGTAATATTCACATCTCTGGTGGGATGATACTTTGTACACCAAATGAAGAGTATAAAGACATATTTCTAAACAAGGGTGATTGGGGCAATCAAGGTATCACAATTGCACATGGTACCAACATAAAAATTGAAAATGTAAGAATACAAGATGTTTTTAGGGCACATGCAATAGAAATAACTGGATGTGAAGATGTTACAATAGATGGTTGTTTATTTGATGGGTGGATTTCAAATCCAACTTATGATGTACAAGGAACGGATTCAGAAGCACATAGAGAAGCTGTTCAAATAGAAGATGCTACAACTGGGGCATCTAACGCATATGCTGATGGAACACAAAGTAAAAAAATAAGACTAATTAATAATAAGTGTAAAATCGTTAATTCATCTTATTTACCATTCCCAACAGCATTTGGAAGTCATTCGAACACAGATGTATCCGAATATATTTATATTGATAATAATGAAATTGTTGGATGTTCTCGTGCAGGAATAAGTTATGGTAATTTTATTCACGGAAGTATATCAAAAAATATTATTCGTTCTTGTGGTAGAGGTATTTATTCAAGACTTGCAAAACCTATACGTGATTTTATAATTAAAGAAAATATTATATCAAACATAGATGGAACTGGTATATATATCAATTCACATTCAAAAAACGTTGTTATCACAGAAAATATTGTTGAAGAATGTGGTGGAACTGGAATTGGAACAAATCAAAATTGTTTCTATATGAAAATTCACAATAACAGTTTTAAAAATTGTAACACATTAAGTAAAGATGATTGTTATGCAAGGTTTTATGGTATGACAGAAAGCGAAATACATGACAACATATTCTTAAAAGATAATGATAAAGCAATATCATTTGGTATAAGAATGTTAGAAACATCTGAATATCCATTTGTTAACACTCGTCAATACAATAATACTGTATCTTTTGATTGTGATAGATTTGATATAGTTGTATCTCCTAACCAAATCAATAATACAGATATATTATATTGTGCTGATACATTCAAGGTTAAAGACCAAAGTACAATAAGTTTAAAGAAAAATCCACTTAAATACAAAATGTTAAATATAACATTTATGTTTAAAGAACCAAAAAGTATTTGTATAGCAACATCTACCACAGCTAGTAGTGTGAGTATTACAAATGTAAGTAACACTGGTAATACATTTGAAATTTTGGAATGCTCTATTTCAATGGCTAATGAATCTTTGAAGATTGTTACGCCTCGAGAAGTGATCATGCAAGATAATACATTTACAGTAAGAGATGTTATAGAATCATATGGGTATTATATCTCAAAAATAGAAGGTTTTTATTAAAATATGAAGGAGTGAATATTACAATGGCTTTATTAGTTAATAAGAATTTAAAACTATCTTACTTTTTATCTACAGACTATTATATTTCAACACAGGAACAGGGGGATATACCTTATCAAATCAATAAAGATTTGCTTATAAAGGACGCTTATATAAAAATTTTAGCTGTACAAGGTGATAAAAAC